TGATGGATCTTTGGAAAGAATGCCAGCTAAGTGGATCGACGATAAGGAGTTTATTGCTAAGAGTGGTAAGCTCGCCAAGAAGTACAACATGAAAGTTGAAGAACTAATCACATTGATGTTCATTGAATCGGGTTGTAGTTCAACTATTCAGAACTCTTTAGGCTATACTGGACTTATACAGTTTGGTAAATCAGCACTTGCATCTATGAATAAAGCCTATGGTACAAACTGGAACACTGACAGTATACGAAAATTGAGTAGAACACAGCAGCTTGACCTAGTTGAACAGTTCTTTGACATGTGGAAAAAGCAGTTAAAGATTGGTGATCTATCACTTGGACGCATGTACATACTAATATTCATGCCAAAATATGTTAATTACCCAGAGGATTACGTGATAGCTGGTCCAGATTCACCTATAGTTCACTATAATAAGACACTTTGTGAGAATGGTTATTGTACACCTAAGTCGATCATGAGAGTCCCAAACAGAGAAGTTGCTGGTATAGCACAGAAGCTTCAACGTGCAGGCTATTGATGTTAAATATGATAGAGGAATAACAAATGGCAACACAGGGTTATAACAATCTCAGCATAGGTCCGAATACTGCACAGGCTAACTCTCAAAAGTTTTTACCTCGGACTTATAAAGGGTTTAGTTCGGTTAGTACCGAAACAAATAACGGAGCCCTATACGACTTGGCATTGATTAAACAAGATCTAATCAATCATTTCCACATACGTAAAGGTGAGAAATTAGAAAACCCTGAATTTGGAACTATTATATGGGACATGTTGTTTGAACCAATGACAGAGCAGGTTAAAGAGCTGATAGTTAATGATGTTTCGACTATCGTTAACTCAGATCCCCGTACTAAAAACATATCAACGATAGTGACACAAGTAGAACAAGGTATACAGATAGAATTAACACTCCTGTATGTTCCGTATAACATACAAGAGTCTATGCAGTTTGCTTTTGATAGCAAGAACATGCTTGTTTAATAAAATACCACATTATTATCTAAAATAAATAAAGTATCAACGAGGCAGATAATATATGTCGGTAACCGGACGTCAGAACAACCTATTTTTAGCTGAAGATTGGAGGAAGATTTACCAAACCTTCAAGTATGCAGATTTCACTAGCTACGATTTTGAGAACATTCGTCGTGTTATGATTTCGTATCTAAGAGAAAACTATCCCGAGGATTTTAACGATTACATCGAATCGAGCGAGTACTTGGCTCTTATCGATCTTATTGCCTTCTTAGGACAAAGCCTAGCATTTCGTATAGATGTTAATGCACGTGAAAACTTTTTAGAGTTAGCAGAACGTCGCGAGAGTATATTAAGACTTGCTCGTATGTTAAGTTATAATGTCAAAAGAAACGTGTGTGCAAGTGGTTTACTTAAGATTGAATCAATTACAACTACAGAAGAAGTTATCGATGCTGGTGGTAGGAATCTACAGAACAATGTTATAACATGGAATGATACAACTAATGCTAATTGGTTTGATCAATTTGTAAAAATCATGAATGCATCAATGATATCTAATTTACAATTTGGAATTCCTCAAACATATGCATACATAGATGGAATTTATACAGAACAATATCGCCTAAATAGCCAAATTAACGACTTACCTATATTTCCATATTCGAAAACGATCGATGGAAGATCATATAACTTTGAAGTCACTAGTACTATCTTAAAAGATAACAATATACAGGAAGAAACTCCGCTATTTGGTAGACGTATTTCGATGTTATACCGTGATGATCAATCTGGATATGGAAGTAGCAATACAGGTTGGTTCATGCATTTCCGTCAAGGATCGTTGCAACAGCGAGATTTTACATTAGTGACTCCGACTACTAATCAAATAGTCGATGTGACCGATGTTAACATCAACGAAGATGATGTTTGGCTGTATGCTTTAGATCAAAACAATAAAGAATCTGTTTTCTGGACTAAGATACCTTCTATAACTGGCAACAATGTTATCTATAATAGTATTGATAAGACTGTAAGAAATATCTTTAGTGTACAGACTGGTACTAATGATTCTATATCGTTGATGTTTGGCGACGGAATATTTGGTAATTTACCTAAAGGTAGTTTCCGTTGCTATTACAGAACTTCAAATGGTATGAGCTATAACATATACCCTAAAGATATGAGAGGCATAGTTGTATCGATACCTTATATTTCAAAAGTTGGTTCGGTAGAAACATTACAGTTAACAATGTCATTAACTTCTTCAGTCACGAATGCCAGTGCTGCTGAATCAAATCAGGAAGTTAAGAATAGAGCCCCAGCAACTTATTATACACAGAATAGAATGATAACAGGTGAAGATTATAATCTTGCTCCTTTATCGTCGAGCCAAAATATTGCTAAAGTTAAAACAGTTAACAGAACAACTAGCGGAATTAGTAAAAATTTCGATCTTGTTGATCCGACTGGAAAATATAGCACTACTAGTTCATTCTGCACCGATGGTCTAATCTATAGAGAAGATATAAAGAATACATTTGATTTTAGATTCAATTCTAGAACAGATATTGAAAACATAATAAACAATAAAGTTGAACCTATAACAAAACTTCCGTTAATTAGAGATTTCTATTACGGAAAGTACGAATTTGACTCGGTAGATATTACAGTTTCATTGAACCAAAGCACAACAGCTTATAATGAAACAACAGGATATCTCCAATTAGCAAATGATACTGCATCTATTATGAAGGTAGGTATATATGCAGGCGGTACTATTTTAAAATATATAGAACCGGGTGCATTAGTAAAATTTACACCCCCTACTGGCAAATATTTTTCTGCAAACGGTACATTAGTAAGCAGCGCATCTACTACAACTACGGATCAGCTATGGGCCAAGGTAGTGACTGTTAGCGGTGACGGATCGGGATATAATGGTTTAGGGAATCTTGTATCTGGTGTTGGTCCTATATTATTTGATCAAGTTATACCTACTGGTGCAATTATATCAAGAATTATTCCTAAATTCTTAGGATACATTCCAAGTACTATACAATCATTAATGATAGATTTGATTTTTAATTATAGAAATTTTGGTTTAAGATTTGATTGTCAAACTAGACTATGGAACATAGTACAAGATAGAGACCTTAACGTTGCCGATGTTTGGAATCAAACTACAAGCACTACTGGAAAGAAAGCAGACAGCAGTTGGTTAATGTCTTTTGAAACTGATGGATCAAAATATAGTATAACATATCGAGGGTTAGAATATTATTTTGAATCAATAATAGAAAATAGATTTTTCTACGATGGAACTAGAAAGATATACGACCCAACTACAGGAAAAATTCAAAAAGATACTGTTTCTGTATTAAAATTTAATACATTTCCAACTGCTAATGTTGGATTAGGTAAAGATTATCCTTGGGAAATAATTGGAACTACTAGTGAAAGTGATGGATATACTAGCAGTAAGGCTGTTAAGATTACATTTGCTGATAGTGACGATGACGGAATAGTTGATAATCCGGAAGCATTTGATATAATAGTCGCTCCAACTGCAACATTTGGCGGTACTGATTATAAAAAAGATTATCTAAAGAATTTTGTATTCTTTGAGAAATATACAACAGACAATTATACAGAAGATTATCGTTATGTTTCAAATGATACAGAAAAGTTTAAAATTTTTCCTACTGAAGGCGACGAAGGATCTCTAAATTCTTACGTAGACGGACAATTATTTTATTTTTATAATACTGATATTGTTAAAGTTCTTAACAAACAGACTAGCAAGCTAGCGACTACTAGAGATTATTATGCGAATGTAGGAAGAAATGGAATTTACTTTCATTATCTACATAATGCAGATTCAACTACTCGTATTGATCCAAGTTCAAGTAATATCATGGATGTGTATCTGTTAATTAAAGACTACGACACAGACTATCGAAAGTTTATTCGTGGAGACTTAACAACTGAACCATTACCTCCAAGTAGTACAGAATTAAGATTAACATATGGAACTAATCTAGATAAGATTAAAAGTATAAGCGATGATTTAATATATCATCCTGTTCGTTATAAAACTCTATTTGGTGATTCGGCTGATAAAAGATTACAAGCATCTTTTAAAATAGTACGAAACAAAGAACAGGTCATAACAGATAATGATATCAAAACGAGAGTTATAGCAGCAATCAATCAGTTCTTTGCTGTCGATAATTGGGATTTTGGTGATACTTTCTACTTTAGTGAATTAGCAGCATATGTTATGAATAGAGTTGCACCTTATATAACAACATTTGTTATAGTTCCGTCAAACAGCGACCAAGTCTACGGTAGTTTACAACAGATAACATCGGCACCTAATGA